CATTTTTGGCGGGAACAAATAAACGTATGAAGTACTTTACAAATTTACCAATCATAAATTATTCTAATAACTACGTTAGAAATTTATTGACTAGAGTAAAATTCGCAGAAGATTACAAAAAAAATGCTGCATCTTTTTATCCATATGTGCAAAAAGAATCTTCTGGTTCATTAAGATATGAAGATATAGCATATGATTATTATGATGAATCAGAAGACGTATGGATTCTTCATTTGTTTAACGAAATTGTTGATCCTTATTACGACGTTGCTTTATCACAGCAAGATTTTAGTAATCACTTGACAAAAAAATATGGATCGCTAGCAAAAGCTTATCAGACCATATTATTCTATAGAAATAATTACGATCAAGATGATTCATTTCTATCAGAAAGTGGATACAATGCGTTAACCGAAGAAGTTAAAAAATACTGGGTTCCTACAGCTAATTTTGATAATAAAATTATTGGGTATGACCGCGCTAAAGAAGATACTACTATAGCTACCAATAGAATAATAACTATAGAAATTTCTTTGATAGGCAATACTCAGTTTGTAGTTGGTGAAAGAGTTACACAGGGAGATTCGTCTGGTTTTGTAACGTTCAGCAATACTACAGTAGTTAATCTTCAACATATACAGGGTTCATTTTTATATGAAACAATAGAAGACCCAACACCATATTACATCTATGGAGAAGATTCTAAAGCTAATGCAGAAACAGTAGTAGTGAATACGGTTTTCAACGCTTTTGGAGGAACTACCGGAAGCATGTCTCCAAATGAAGAAGTTTATTTTTCTCCTGTTTCTGCATTCGACTATGAAAATGAATTGAATGAAATGAAGAGAAATATAAACATATTAGATCGTCGATTCGTTCCTGAAGTTCACTCTTCATTAAAAGAGCTGTTTGATAATGGCATCTAGAATAAGTTTTGAACCGGGTGACGTAATCATAGAATCTTTGCAATTAGTCGATCTCAAAGGCGGAAAGGCTCCTTTAACTATAACTGAGCAATGTGAAACTATTGACATTTTTGAATCAATAAAGTCACCCCTGATAACGGGTGTTATAGACATCACCGACGGTTTGAATATAAGAGAAGACTATCCCATACTTGCAGAAAAATGCAAGATCATTTTACAGTTTAAGAATCATCCAGACTTACCTTCTCGTACATTTGACTTGCTTATCACTGAAGTAAACAACATATCACCGGATCCAAATGCTAAAGTTTCTAAGTACCAATTAGTTCTTTGCTCAAAAGAGATACTAGATAATTCTAAGCAACTATTCACCGGAACACTTAGAGAAAAGAAAATAGATGATTACGTTAAATACATCCTTACAAATATTATAGGAACTAGTAAAAAAATAACTTTGGATCCAGCTGGAACTAAAGGTATTCAAGATGTAGACTTGATACAGATGAAGCCTTTTCAAAGCATAGATTTTTTACGTAGAACAGCGGTGTCAACAAAATATAAATCATCAGCTTATTCTTTCTTTGAAAATAACATGGGATTTGTTTTTGCTCCCATAGAATACTTGTTTGAACGAAAAGAAGGAAGAATAAAAGATGCTGAATTTTTCTACGACACCGATGTTCAAACAAGCGTAAAGAACGTTAATTTCAGAAACATCTTAGCTTATAATCACATAACACAGCAATCTACTGCTAAGATGGTTCAACAAGGAGCATTGAAAAATACGACTACAAGTTTAGACTTGAGAACTCGCACGTATCAGTCAGTTACGTTTGATCTAGCAAAAGAATATTCTAATTTTAAATTCCCAGGAAAAACTTCAAAAATCAATAGCTCCAATTTTGAATCTGAATATGGTAAACATCCTTCAGTTACAAATTTTTTAATCAATACATCAAAGAATCCTGACAATTATTTAGTAGATAAGATAGGATACAATAAAGCGTTTGTCGAGTTGCTTACGCAGAACATACTAAGAATAATGACATGGGGAGACAGCGTACTATCTGCAGGATACAGGATACAGTGTCAAGTGCCGAGCATTGATGGTAAGACAAAGTCAAAAGGAAATCGTAAGAATGAAACGTCTACAAAAGTTTCCGGTGAGTACTTAGTGTCATCCATAAGACACATGTTTAACAAGTTACAGTTTAAGTTCAGGTATACTAATTCTATGGAATTGATAAAGGGAACTTATGGTGAAACTACTAGGAGTTAATCATGAATAATAATAGGTATGTAGGTGATATACCATATTGCTGGTTTTTTGCTGAAGTGATCGATGTCATGGACCCAGACATGCTTGGTCAAGTAAAGATCCGCATCAACGGGTTTCATGACGCCTTTGAAGACAAAGACTTACCTTGGGCTGCTCCTGTTTTACCCATCACCAGCGCAAGCTATCAGCGACCAGAATTCGGAGAAGTTGGTGTTTCTCCAACAGGAATCTTGGTCGGAAGTTTCGTGTTTGGCTTCTTTGCGGATGGGCCTTCGGCTAAAGTTCCAGTGTTGATGGGAACCATGCCTACTATAAAGCAAAATGATCCTAAGCTCCACGATGTAAGCCCTTTGGCTAGAGAAGTAAATCAATGGGAAAACAAGCCTCTTCTAGGGCCTGAGCCGCCTTCTACGTATGCTGCCCTGTATCCCCAGAATAAAGTTAAAAGGACGATCTCAGGTCACGTCATTGAACTTGATGACACTCAAGGTGCTGAACGGATACACATCTATCACAAGTCTGGTACTTATGTAGAAATCAGCGCGGATGGAAGAACAGTAACCAAAGTTACGGGAAACAATTTCGTTATTCATGCTCAGAACGATGAGATTCATGTCCAAGGAAACGTTCATATACATGTAGTCGGTAACGTGACTATGGAAGTTGACCAAAACATAAAGGCACAAGTAGGTAAAAATTTCGAGATGCAGATAGGTGGAACTTGTAAAATACAGTCCGGTGGCGCAATGACATTAATTGGTTCTAAGATAGACTTGAATCCATAATATGGCAATACCTATCCATAGAAATGGAGACTCTCGTACATGTGGTGCTGCAACAATTGTTGCGGGACAAGGAACAGTTTTTGCTAACTCAAAATTAGTTTCCGTAGACGCAGATCCAAATAGTCATGGGGCCGGATCTTTAAACGCAGCGTGTAATCAAGTTTTTGTTAATGGTAAAATGGTAGTTATAGTAGGAAACTCAGCAGCTCCTGATTCTCTATGTCCTCCATTGGGTGGAGCACACTGCGCTCCAGCTTCTTCAAGCGGTAGTGGTAATGTGTTCGTAGGCGGATAAATAGACAAAATAAACATAAGTAGCAAACATGGCATTACCAAAAGTTGCAGATAGGTTTACAGCACAGCGGCCTAAAGAAGAAAATCTATATTCTGATTTTTTGGTGAATTTGAATTTTCATCCTGATAATAATCAATTAATGAGAAGCACGAACGAAGAAGCTGTCATACGTTCGATAAGAAACTTGTTACTTACAAATAAATATGAAAGATTATTTAATCCTCGGTTGGGATCTAATATTCAAAAACTTCTGTTTGAGCCCATATCTCCTCAGACACAAGTTGGTATAGTAGATCAAGTAAAAGAAACTATAGAAAATTTTGAACCCAGAGCAAAATTAATAGATGTTATAGCTACTCCATATCCTGATCAAAACGCTTACGTTATAACAGTAATTTTCTTTATCACAACGATTGAGAATGCTATAACTATCAATATACCTCTTCAAAGAGTAAGATAATGGCAAATACAAACATAAATTTAGTAAACTTAGACTTTGCTACACTTAAAGATAATCTGAAAGATTATTTAAAAGCACAGCCGACTTTTAAAGATTATGATTTTGAAGGTAGCAATATTAGCGTATTATTGGATATATTATCTTATAACACGTATTTAAATGCATTCTATTTAAATATGATCGGAAACGAAATGTTTCTTGATAGTGCTCAGTTGCGTGAAAGCGTAATTTCAAAAGCAAAAGAATTAAATTATGTACCTAGATCTTTTAAATCAGCTAGAGCTAATGTGGAAATTACGATTGCAGGTAATAGTAGCGTTGCAGTCATCACCATGCCCAAAGGCACTACATTTACAAGTCGAGTAGGTTCGAATACTTTCACATTTTCAACCGATTCTACAACAGTTATTACCGGATCTGGAAACACGTTTATTTCGGATGAAATAACTATCTATGAAGGACAATATGTTACAGATACTTTTAATATAAATTATTCCAATCCAAAGCAAAGATTTATTTTATCAAATCCTACCATAGATACAGATTCTCTTACAGTTTTAGTTTTAGAAAACAATGGCTCAAATGTTTTAACATACTTAAGAGCTACGTCTTTATTTGATAAACAATCTAATTCTCAAATATATTTTTTACAAGGTGCAGA